CGTACTGGTTTGACTGGGTATTTCACTTGCGGCCGTACCTATGGTCTTTCGTGTTGGCCCATGCGTAGATCAGTGGCAGTACGGCTGCGAGCCCGGCTTTTAGCGCGTTTGTTAGATCGTATTCGCTGGTGATAAGTACGGCGACGCTTCCAGCGACGAATGCTTTGCACCAATCCTCTAAGACGTGCTGCCACTTCATGCGCCCACCAGTGCGGCAATTTCAGCATCAGACAAACCAAGCGCAGCGAGTTTTGTTATTGCGCTTTGGCGGGCTGCACGTTGAGCTTCGAACGTTGCCGCTTGTGCTTCCATTTCGTCAAGTGCTTCGGCTGCGACTGCAATTTCTTCTGCTGTGGCTTCACGCTCAACAGTCTCGTGTGTTGCCGCGTCATGTTGTACGACTTTCATCGTTACCTCATTCCGTAAATCTTGATTGTTCCTGAAATGGTTGGAGCGCCACCCGTGTAAATGCTGAACCCGTCAAACTGAGTCGTGGCGTTGAACTCAAGACCGCCTCGGAATGAATAAAAATCGGAAACCGTGTTGTCTGCTTGTGTGTTGCTGAATGCGGCTGTTGTTCTGTCTGCTACTTCCGGATTGTAGAAAAAATATGTCCCGTTTATTGCGCGACATACGTTTGAAACATGCAAATTGAACTGGGTTTGCCCCGTGCTTGTTGCATCTCCGACGTTTGATCCGGTGAGCAGGTTGTATCGGTAGCCCACTCCGTAGTTTGATGTTGAGTTATCTGAGCCGCCTACGCGCAGCCGCATAGCCACGCCTGTATTGGCACTCGTCGTCAGATTACAAACAAGCATGTAATTCTGATAAGTGGATGTGAAACAGTTGTTTACGTTCGTCGTCGAGGCTGCGCTGATGCTTACCGTAGTCACGAACTCAATAGCCGGGGCTGCGACCGGGCCAACTGTTGCCCAAGAACTGCCGTCGTAATACTGAACGACGTTTAGATCTTCAAGGTAAGCCAATTGCCCTTCGGCAAGCGTTTTTTCGCCTGTGCCACCGAAGCCGGCATTCCGTGCAGTCGCATCAGCGAATACAGGAACACCAGTTCTGGCTGACTCATTCATCTGGGCTGCAGTTAGAACCTGCCCAGCTGTAAATGTTGGAACGGATGTCTGTGCGTTAGCGCCCATAGATACCTCAGCCTAGTACGTTGTCGTCATCAAGTAACCCGAACACCGGGTCATCAAGTATCAGTTCATAGACAATCGTGGTGGGGCTGGTAAAGAATGTGATCTGGTGGCCGCCTGACACGGTGATGCGGCCCTCGATGCCCTCGACCGCCAACTCCTCAGCAATCTGGCTGTTGAGCCCCGGTATCTGTTTTTCGATGCTGATTGTGTCACCGATATCGACGCTGGCCACGTCATCACGCTGGGTGCTGGTCAATCGGCTGAATGTCGTAGTGACGCTGGTGTATTGCGGCTCAGGCTCAGGTTCAAGCAGGTATGCAGCTAGGGCATCTACTTCGCCTTGAATGTGCAGCAGGCTGTTCGTGATTGATTTGGATTGCGTAAAATACTTGGCGATGCTGGCCGCGTCGGTATCGGTAGCGGTCTTGCCATCTAGCGCACCTACATAGGCCCGATTGATTACTCGATCAGCATCAAATTGAATGGTCACATCGGTGTATCCGGCACCTGTGCCATCATCCTTGAAACTAACTACCGGGCCGCTGAGCGTCTGTCCGATACGGTTCTCAAACGTCAAAGTGCCGTCAGCGGCCATAAACAGGCGACCTTGCTCGGCCTCGTTGATTTGTTGCAGGTAGCCAAGCGTGTTGGTGCCTGCATCGACGTTGTATTGGCCTGTGCCACCCAATTCGACTGTGCCTGTAGCGATGCTGCGTGTGCCTGCTGGGTAGTCAACTTCTGGCAGGTCTAAAACGTCTGTGACGCGGCTGCCGGACAATTCAGCAGTTGTGTTGTAAGTATCGAGCTGCGTTTGTGCCAGGCGGTAGAAATCATCGGCGCATACGACTGTCACGCTGTCTAGATCGCCCAGAACGAAGTTGTAGTCGTACCCGGTAACAATGCCTGTGAACAGATAGGTGCCATCACGCGACAAGCGAACTTTGCGAAGTGGCGCTAAGCCTGGCTCATTGTTGGCTGGGTCGTAATAAGGGCTGCTGGTGTCATACGGGCCCAAGATGCCTGTTTCGTCAAGCATGTTGAATGACATGGTGCCTGCACCGAATTGGTAGTCGGTGCGCTGTCGGCCGCGTTTGTATCGAATTTCGGTAACGAATGGTGTTATGTCAGCAAACTGCGTTGTACCATCCAGCACATAGTCGGTGTTGTCTAATACGCCTTTGAGCGCGTCATCCAGCAAGAATGCGTCAACCTGAAACCCGGTATCAAGTTCAAGCAGGTAGTCGCCGGATTGAACTACAGATGTGGCCATTAGGCGATTTCCAGTTGCAGTGGGCCGCTGCGACGGTTGTACTCGATCAGGGCATCTACGATGGTGTCACCCAAGTCGGATGGTGCGGTCACAGTGTTGACGGTGACGCTGATTACGTCGCCACCACCTGTCAAACCATCCAAGACTGCTTCGGTGCCCAGGACTGCGCCCAGGCCGCCACCACCGCCACCCATGATGGTTACTAGGTCTTGGCCGCCGCCTACGCCGCCGCCACCGCCACCTACTCGACCACCACCACCGCCGCCGCCTATCGGCATGATAGGCACCACGGGCAATGTGCCAGGCGTTTCAGGTCGCAGGAAACTACGTTCAAGCAAATCAGGGCCACTGTCAGGGCCCGGCAGTCTCGGTGCCACGAATCCTGGCGTGGTATCAGGCGCATTGAACTTTGGTACCAGACTGTCAAGGCTTGGCAGTTTGATATCACCAATGTTGAATATCTTGCCGATTAGGGCTACGACTGCGTACAGCGGACCTAGCACTTGAGTCAGTACCGCGCCCCACCGGGCGAAACTGTTGCTAACTGCCTGTGTCTTGGATTCGAGGTAGACGAGCCCGGCCGCAAATGCTGCCGTCACCACGATGGCTGCACCAATCGGGTTGGCTGCGACTGCTGCGTTGAATGCCCACTGTGCTGCCCTGGCTGCGATAAGGCTGGCTGTGTACACCTTCATTGCCAGGTTGATTGCCAGCACTGCAGCCGACACGGTGGCAATAACGGCACCAAATGTGACCAGTACGCCTGTGTTGTTTTGTACGAACTGTGCAGCCTTATCGAGTACTGGTAGCAGACGCTCAACCACCGGGATGAGCGCCATGCCGATGTTTTCTTTGGTGTTGTCAACAGCAATAGCCACCCGGCGCATTTGGCCTTCATACGAATTGGCTGATGCCGACGCAGCACCACCAAACGTGTCAGACAACTGGCCGAGAATCTTGTTGAAGTCTTTGGCTTTGACCGCGTTTTCATCCAGTGGGATGCCGAGACGTTGCAGGGCTGTGACCTGACCATTGGCGGCTTTGGATAGCGCGATGCTGACGCTTTCCAGATCACTACCTGTCGCAGCGCTGATATCAAGCGCCACTGCCAGCAGGTTCTGGGCTTCCTCAACATCTCCAGTGGCCCGGACAAGATTGCCCAGGGCTGGGCGCAACATCTCATCAGATACGGCCGCAGCGCGCTCTGTGGCGGCAATGAATTGCTCATTAGCGGCAATCTGCTCGTCAGTGGCATCAGCCGTGTTGCGTAGCGCCTGGGCAAGCAATTCCTGGGCTTTCAAGTCCTCCATCGCGGCTTTCGTGGCCAGCGTGGCTGCGGCACCTAATCCGGCCAGCGCTGCAGCTGCAGGTACAGCAGCCTTCTGCAAGGCGAACTTGGCTTTAGCACCAGCGCCCTCAAGTTGCTTGAACTCAGCAACAGCAGACTTGATGCCCTTGCCATCAAACTCGGAGATAATTGGGATTGTTACAGCCATTAGCGCAACAGTCTACGATTCGCTTCACGGGTGATTTTGTCAACCAACTGCTGCAGGTTCTTGTTCACCTCATCCGCGCGTTCCTCATAGGTCGGCCACATCAAGCGCGATGGCCTGCCATACAACGCATCAAGCGAATTGGCTAGGCGGTTGCGTGAGCCTCGGCCTGCCATATCAAAGATTGTGCCAGCCGGGCTTTTCATGGTCACGCTGAACACTGCAAGGCTGTTGCCGCGCCTGCGGTTGCTGAAACGTGCCACGATTGACTTGGCTACAGCATTTTGCGCCCAGGGGAATATGCGGCCGTTTTTCCAATTGCGAGCAAATCCGCTAAGCGGCATTTCTTTGACCTGCGGCTTGGCGGCATCAATAATTGGCTTCACGATTTTCTTGAAGTCGGCTTTGATTTCTTTGGCAGTGTCAGGTTCAAGTTTCTGCAGCTCGCGCAGCGTGTCTTTGATGCCGACAATCGTTATTGAAGTATCAACGGCCACGTTTGTTCGCTTTCTTTGCTAGAAGTAACACGGTAGCCAAATCCTCGTAATCGAATCTGATATCCGGTGGCCACCAGCCTGTAGCCAACAGCAATTCTGCTAATTGCCTGCGGAGGCTGCCGCTTCCGTAGGGTTTGTCGATTGTTCCTCGATTACATCCAAATCGGTGACGCACTCAAGCCAAGTGTCATAGTCCCGATCCTCTTTGGCCATCGCAACGAGCCGATGCCAAGCCATGAATGCCAAGTCATCAATGCCGATGCCGTTCATCATGTCGCGGACAGTTTTCTTTTTCTTGCGTTCCCAATGCGCGGTATCCGCAAGCGTTGTGACCACTGTTTCTTCAACCACCGCACCAGCCGGGGTACGGTACGCCACTTTTATGTTGAACTTCATGCGGTCACGTCTTCGACCAGGGTTCCGCCTGTAATCGTGATTTCAATCTCGGACAGTTCGCCCAGCGTGGCGTTGACAACATCAAGCGATTCAAGGTAGCCGCCAGTGATCTGGAACTCAGGGTTCGTGGCGCTGATGGCTGCGCTGGTCGGCTTGACTGCGACGTACACATTGTTGCCTACCAGGGCTGTGAGATCGACGTATGAGCCGGGCGTTGCGCTGTACTCCATGAGCAGCGTGGCTGTGACGGTCACGTTGGTCAAGCCGCCTACGTACTGGCGGCCAGTGACACCGAAACTGG